TTCTGTGGATGTATCAAGTATTAGTGGGTTTGAATTATTTGAGAATGTTGGAGTTGGGACCACTAATCCTGGATATGCTTTAATTGGGGATGAAATAGTATCTTATACTGGAACTGTTTCTGGTGCTACACCACAATTGATTGGAATAACCAGATCAATTGATGGAACAAAATCTTTGGAGTATCCAGTTGGAACTTCCGTATATAAGTATGAACTTGGATCCGTATCTTTAAGAAGAATCAATAAAACTCACAATTTGGTGGATGTTACAGTTAGCGATCCTATAGATTTAGACTACTATACTATAAAGTTAGATACTTTAGAAAATGGAGTAGATAGATCTGTAGGAACATATTTCCCCAAATTATATTTAAATCAAGAAAAATCTTGTGGTGGATCAATTATAAAATCCACTCAAAATATTCAATATGAAATATTGACTCCAGTAATACAAACAATGAGTTTAGTTGGAACAAATATCAGTGCGTCTGCAAGAACAGTTTCTGGAACAAGTGTAGATGGGACAGAGGCATCATTTGCAGATAAAGGATTTGAGTCAATTAATCTCAATAATTCAAATTATTTGACTTCAACAAGATTAATTTGCTCAAAAATTAATGAATCTGAAAAACTAACTAATTTACCTGGAAATAAATCCTTAACTGTAAATTTAGAATTAAATACTAGCAATTCGTATGTTTCACCTGTTATTGATTTGGATAGAACTTCTGTAATTTTAACTACAAACAGAATTAATAATCCTATCGAAAATTATGTTACGGATAATAGAGTTGCATCATTGGAGGAAGATCCAACAGCATTTGTATATGCCACAAATGCAATTTCGTTGGAAACGCCAGCAACTTCTATTAAGGTAATTGTTTCTGCATATGTCAATACATATAGTGATGTAAGAGGGTTTTTTGCTCTAATGAATGATCCTGAGGAAAGTCCAATATACTATCCATTCCCAGGATATGCTAATTTAACAGCAGATGGGACAATTGTAGATCTATCTGCAAATGATGGAAGACCAGACAAATTATATTCTAAAGTAGATTCTTTAGGATTTACAAGCCAAGATCTTACATTCCGAGATTTGGAATTTACAATTGATAAACTGTCTCCATTTAGATATTTTAGTATTAAACTTAATGGTACTTCAACTACACAAGTATATCCACCAAGATTTAAACAACTTAGAGTAATAGCATTGGCATAATATGAGCATTAATAAAGTTGAAGGTCATCCAAATTATATAAGAGATGACAACACTAAAGCAGTAATTAATACTAATTATAGTGAATATCAAAATTATATTTTAGCAAGAGAAACTAAAATAAAAGAACAAGAAAGAATACAAAATATTGAAATGGAAATTGAAAATATTAAAAATACAATCAATTCTATTATGGAGATTTTAAATAAATGAATCCAAATAAAATTACCTTAGATAATATTGATAAGATGTTTGAATATGAGAAAATCTCAAGAGAAATAGATAGTATAAGTGATATTGAACAAATAAAAGATATTGCAAAATCTTATGTTAAATTATACTTTAAACAACAAGAAGTTATAGCAGGACTATAATGGCACAACCATCTACAAGACAAGAATTAATTGATTACTGCTTAAGAAAACTGGGAGCGCCAGTTTTGGAAATTAATGTGGCGCAAGAGCAAATTGAGGATCTAGTAGATGATGCCGTACAATTATTTCAGGAGCGTCATTTTGATGGCGTTTATCAAACTTATTTAAAATATCAAATAACTCAACAAGATATTGATAGAGGAAGAGCAAAAGGATTAACTGGTGTAGGAGTTTCAACTACATCAGCATCTTCTTCTATTGGGACATTTAATTTTTACGAAAATTCCAATTATATACAAGTTCCGCCACACGTAATTGGAATTAATAAAATAATGCAGTTTGAAGGATCAAATTCTATTTCTAGTGGAATGTTTAGTATTAAATATCAATTATTTTTAAATGATATTTACTACTGGGGATCTACAGAACTATTGACATATGCAATGGTTAAAACTTATTTGGAAGATATTAATTGGTTATTAACTACACAAAAACAAATAAGATTCAATAAAAGACAAGATAGATTATATTTGGATATTGATTGGTCCAGTTTAAGAGTTGGTGAGTATATAATTATAGATTGCTACAGAATGCTCGATCCATCTGATTTTGGAAGAGTTTGGAATGATTCATTTTTGAAACCTTATTTGACTGCATTAATAAAAAGGCAGTGGGGTCAAAATTTAATTAAGTTTCAGGGTGTTAAACTCCCAGGAGGAGTTGAATTGAATGGTAGACAAATATATGAAGACGGACAAAGAGAATTGGATGCAATAATAGATAAAATGTCTTCAACCTATGAACTCCCACCATTAGATATGATAGGATAATCATATGTTAAATCCATTTTTTATACAAGGTTCTAAAGGGGAACAGAACTTAGTTCAAGATTTAATAAATGAATCCATACAAATACATGGTGTTGAAATATATTACATACCAAGATCATATGTTACAACAAAATCTGTAATTAGAGAAGTAATTGAATCTAAATTTAATAATGCATATCCTTTAGAGGCATATGTAGATTCTTATGAAGGATATGGTGGTCAGGGAACTATTCTTTCTAAATTTGGAATTCAAGAATTAGATGATCTAACTTTAATCGTATCCAAAGAAAGATTCGAATTATATATAACCCCCTTAATAAGAAATACAGATAATTATAGACTTGCATCTAGACCAAAAGAAGGAGATTTAATTTATTTTCCACTTGGAGATAGATTGTTTGAAATTAATTACGTTGAGCACGAAAAACCGTTCTATCAACTACAAAAAAATTATGTATATGAACTGAGATGTCAATTATTTAGATATGAGGATGAAATTGTTGATACTGGAATTGATAATATAGATGATAATGTGGAAGATGCTGGATATATGCAAACTTTCACTATGGTTGGAGTTGGATCAACTGCAACTGCAACTGCATCTGCACTAAATGGTGGTGTAAGATTTATCGATGTAATAAACAGAGGATCTGGTTATACGACTTCTCCAAATGTTGCAATATCATCTTCACCATCTTTTGATGGAACTGCAGTAGGTATCGCATCAATGATTGGTGGTATTGTTGATATATGCGAACCAGATGGAAGATTACTACGAGTTCAGGCAGTAACTTTAGTAAGATCTGGATATGGATATACAACTCCACCAAAGGTCACTTTTACTGGTGGTGGAGGTGTAGGAGCCGCTGCAACAGCATTAATAGAAGACGGTGTAGTAGGAATTATTACAGTAACTTCTGGTGGATCTGGATATACTCTACCACCAGCAGTAACATTTAATACTGCAGTTATAGGATCACCTGCAAAGGCAGTTGCAGTTGTAGAGGATGGAAGTATTTCTGAAATAAGAATACTTGATGGAGGAAAGGGATATAATACTGCTCCAAACTACATTTCCCCAATTATTACAATTGGACCTCCAGTTTTAGTTGGATTTGGAACATATACCGAAAATGAAATAGTTGTTGGAAGTGCGACCAGTTTTACCGCAAGAGTAAAAACTTGGAATGCTTATACCAGAAAACTTGAATTATCTAATATTACTGGAGCATTCACAAAAGGAGAAAATTTGGTAGGTCAAATATCTGGAGCAACTTACCAAATACAGTCAATAAATACCGACGATATAAATGATCCATACGCACAAAACGATGAAATACAGATTGAGGCGAGTTCAATAGTAGATTTCAGCGAAAAAAATCCATTTGGAAGTATTTGAAAAAGTATTTTTTATTAAATAGTTAAACTACAAATTTTTAAAATGTTTGAATATTTTTATCACGAAATTTTAAGAAGGACTATAATTTCTTTTGGAACCCTTTTTAATAATATTTCAATCCAACATAAAAATGATGCTGGATCTGTTGTTTCAATGATTAAAGTTCCTTTGGCATATGGACCAACTCAAAAATTTCTTGCGAGATTAGAACAAGAACCAGATTTGAATAAACCAATTCAAATGACCCTTCCAAGAATGTCATTTGAATTTGTTGGATTGAATTATGATAATTCCAGAAAAGTTACAACAACTCAAACATTTTTTTCAAAAAATGATTCATCGGAATTGAAACGGGCATATATGCCAGT